AATTTCAATGATTCCACCATTGTCATCAGTAATAATCTTTGTAGGATCAACTGTTGGTGTTTGGAATTCTGAATATGTATTTTCTGGAGTGTCTCCTTCTCCCTCGTCAAAATCACCCAGATCATCAGGACCTGTGTCATCATCTGCTGTGGTGATTAGAACATCAGCAAAAACTCCAGTTCCATTCAGAGTAAATCTAAGAATTTCCTCGTCTTCAACAACACCGTCATCTTCAATACCAACTACTGCCTTGCCAGTTCCATTGTTGATTACAAGATTTCCAGTAAGACTAGATCCAATAATATCGCCAGAAGTAATACCACTACCAGTTAATGTATAATAGAGAATTGTTCCATTCTCTACATTTGTTGTGGTGATAATGTAGGAAATAAATTCACCCTCTTTGACAATCGTTTTGTCTGGAGTTATGGTGTAAGATGGAGTCGTTGTATCTACTCCACCATCACCAGTTTCACCGTCTCCCGTCTCTCCATCTCCAGTGCCAGTATCTGGTGGGAATACCTCTTCTATTGCGGTAGTTGGATCTTTTGGTTTTGTCTTAGCTGGATTATATGGTTTTGTCAGATCAGTTTCTGTGATCGTACATTTACCAATATTCTTGCTGAAGTATGTTTTGATGCCACTTCCTTCGCCAGGTGAATTCATGGTCAACTTGATGAAGAAATACTCATCTTGCTCACTTTCTTCAGAGTATAGAGTTTGAATGTTGATAACCTTTTCTGTTTCTCCAGCAGCAAATCCTAGAATTCCTTCTGCTGGAATATAATCAGTCTTTTCTTTTGCCGTTCCCTTGTTTGTTAGTGTCTTATATTTTACGGAAGAAGCATAGTCAGTATATCCAGTTCTAGTAACAATGAACTGAGCTTTTACTCCTTCTTCTACTTCAATATCTTGAATACTGTATGTGATTTTCTCTTTCTTAGTAGATGGTGTTGTGGGAGTATTTGTTGATGCTGGAACTCCACCAGTAAATCCAAGTGTAGTGTCTGATAATGATGTTCCCTGATAAGCATCAGCACAAGTATACTGATTGTAATCTGCTCCAGTTACAGGGAACAGATTATCAATTCCCGCCAACAAATCATCCAAGAAGTCTTTATCATCTCCTGGTTTCTTCTTCTCACCATCTGTACAAACAACTTTATAATCAGCACACTCGTCTGTTGGTCCAGAACAAGAAATGCCCAACAATTCCAAAGCATAATCAATAGCACCACCAATAATGTTTAGTGGTAGTGCTGCTGCTCCAATGATGTCCTGCAGTGGTCCAAGAACACTGGCAAGAACGTCCTCTAGTAGAGACTCAACTTTAGATAAAATTCCTTCTACAAGAGTATCTAATAAGCAAGCAGCTGCTTGATAAACTTGATTGATATAACTCATCAAGACATCAGTAAGCCATTTTTCTAGACGCTTACCAAGATCTTCCATTTGACATCCAAGATCTTTCAGAAGCTCATTGAACCACTCTGTTACTGGAGTTAATGTATTTCCATTCTTATTTACTCCCAGCATGATCTTGATTAGATCTTTTACGCCAGCAGTTATTTTCTCAATAACAAATCCCTTTACTCTAGCAATAAACTCACGGATAACAGTCATTGCTTTGTTGACATATTTTCTACCAATGTCAACGGCACTATTGATCTTTCCGTTTACTTGTCCTACCAAGTAATCGCCAATATTTCCATTGTTGTTTTGAACTTCTGCCAAAAACTCTCCAATATAGAAAGTCAAACGCTCATTCGTTCTATCTTTAGTACACTTTTCTGCTACTTCCTGACACCAAGTTTCTTCAGCAATTGATTTAGTTCTTCTATCTGGTGTTGGAACTTTCTCTGTTCCATCTTCATTACAAGCTCCGTCAGAAAGTGCTCCTGTTACTTTATTTACTTCTGCGTCTGGACCACCATTTGGATTTTCTGCTGCTGGAGTTCCATCGGTTGGTGGATATGACGGATTCTTAGTTGTTGATGTTACTGTTTGAAATGCTTTTTTGCCTTCGTCTGGTCTCTGAACCTTTGTAACAGTAGTAGCACCAGGAGTCTGTCCGATAGATCCAATGATCAATGGTTTTTGCTTATCGGAATCCAAATAGAAACCAACAACCCAACATCCTTCGTCCAGTCCACAACTAGCACCACCAGTGTTTCCTGGCATGAAGGGAACGTTGACAGGCATCATCACATTTGCCCATGGCAGATCATCAGTACGTAGGAGATCCTTACTCTCAGGATGATCTCCTACAATACGAACTTGGAAACGATAACCACCTTTGTTTTTCTTATCGTCCGAAGCCTTTTTTTCTATCTGCCCTACCCACCAATTGAAACCATCGTTTCCAATTTTTTGGGTTGGTAATACTTGTGATAATAACTGATCCATATCAATTAATCATCGTATACTTTACACTCAAGTGCTGATGGATTGCTATCACAATACAACTCAAGTGGAGTTGGATCGTGATGATCTTCTGGATGACGCTCTGCGTATGCTTTCAGTTCTTCTAGTTCACCTTCGATATGACGACGGCGTTGAGGTGAGAGTTGAGGATCCGCAAGTTCCTCTTTATCTGCTTCAATATGTTGTTCGATGCTTTCCATTTTTAGTTACCTCCGTATACATTATTTAGCGCCATGATTTGATGGTCTATCCTTGAGACCATAGGAGTCTCTTAGGAGTCTGAGAGTTGTTAGAAAATTTCCGTTAGTCCCCGATGTCGTGTCATAAACATGGGTTACTTCTTTGATCAGATAAATTCCACTACTTTCTGGATCATATGGATCCTTCTTTGCTTCTTCTCCTGGCAATTTGTTTATGAGTCTAATATCTATTCTATCACCAGCACAAATTTCAGCATTACCAGGAATTATAATAGTGCATTGCTGGTTTTTTAGTAATTCGTATCTAGCAATAGATTGAGAAGCATAGTATTTTTGCCAATCGGCAAATTTGCTTGGAGAAGTTGATCCATCTTTTGGATCTGGTGATGCTGGACCAGATTCATTATACCATGTTTCATGATCTAATAACATAGACATAACTCTAGTAGGATAATCAGAAAGTTCAATCTGATTTGCTGGAATCAAACTAATTCCTTCTTGTCCACCCAAGTGTCCCATATTATCATAACTATCCTTTACCTTGTAAACGTATTCTTCATACTGCCCCGTAGAATGATTGAAAAACACAACAAGAGAGGAGTATTTTCCTTTCCTCAAAGAGCTCAATAAATTGATTTCAGATCCAAACATAGATTCGTAAATTACAAACCTATCATCTGAACCGTCATCTTGATTTCCCATTTTTTCAACATATGTACCCCAAAATGGAACGTCAAGTTTTTTTGATTTTAGTTTACTACCATCATCAGCACACAAAGAATCAACCGAAAAGAAATTATAACCTCTTTTACTCTCCCAAAAGAAAAATCCACCACTTCCTTTAATCTGTTGTTCTGATTTATTAGAATTATTATTACTTTCCGATGTATATTCAGTTTGGGCAGATACACTTTTTTTAGTAATTGAATTAATGATATCAAATGGTCTCCTTCTACTTGGAATAAATTTGATATCAAATTTTGATGGTTCTGCATATATTTCCTTATCTGTTTTGATGAAATTTTTCATCAAATCAACAACAATGCTCTCTGGATTCCCAGATAAAGCTTTCGTTATTCTTGTTGTTTCGTTGATTAGTCCCTCAGCAGAAATCAATCCAATAGTATACGCTTGCTTAGTTTGTTTGACGTATCTGTTACCAATAGTCCAAACAAGCATTGTATAATCGTAAGGTTCTTCAGATGTATTTGTTTTTACAGAAATTACTATTTTTTCTCCACCCTGTATTGGGAGACCACTAAGCAATCCTCCACTATCAACTACCTCCAACGTGGCAGATAGAGATGGAGACAAGACACTTTCAGCGTAATTGAATGAGTTAATAAGTTGACGAATCTCAACGGGATTTCCTCCAGCACTTGGATATATTTTTACACTTTTTAGTTGAAAGTCTGTATTTGAACCGAAATTTTCCATTATCCTATAACCATCTCAAATAGATTGTTTATGCCCAACTGCTCTTTAGTTGGACCTGGGGCAACAGGAGATCCAGATCCTCCTCCCTGTGAGGATCCACCAGTAACATATGTATTATTGATAATTGTTGTTCCACCAGTATTTGCCATTGCTACTATCTTCTCTTCTTGTGATTTGGCATTTATACCATTGCTAGGATCTAGTGTAGCAGATGACAATTTTTGATTAGTCTCAGGAACAGGAGGTTTGCTCTGAGATTCTGCTTGTTTTATGAATGAATCTACAACATCAGAATTTTTTCCATCAGATGTCTGAACCATATACTCGTCACCAAAAATTCCACCTGCCCCTTTGTAAATATCCCACCCATTTGTGGTCTTTACTGCATGGTATGCTTCGCCATTATGCCTAAAGCTGATGGATTGTCCAGATTTTTTACCAAAGTTTTTAGAAATTTTTTGAGAAGCATCAGTTTGTCTTCTATCTGCTGGTTCTGGAGTTGGCGTTGGCGTTGGTTGATTTTTTGTTGCTTCTCTAAGATTTTCTTCGTAAATTCTCAAAGAATCTGATGTTGTTCTTTTCGTTTGACCATAGAAAGTTCCAAGTCCAGCCCACTCTTTCTGTAAAATTTCAAAATCATCAAGTGTGAGTTTTTTTGATGGGTCAATTCCTCTCTTTCTTGCTGCTAAATCTAAAAGCAAGTCGTTTTGTAATTTTTCGTCAAACTTAATCTTAGTTGGATCAAATGCTTCACCTCTAGCTTCATACATTTGTCTTGCTTGCAGCAGTGGATTCATAAATTGACCCACACCAACAGCAGCAGAAGTTAATCCATTGTAAGTAGCCTGACCAGAGTTAAGTCTTCTAGTTTGCTCGTCATAAACCTCTTGTAAGGTCATGTCGGTCATCTTCATGTCTTTACGACCACCAAACCACGTATCATAACCTTTTTCGTGAGCAGTTCCTTCAACTTCTCTAATTGTAGCAATAAGTGCTTTTGCTTCTGGACTATCAGCGTCAATGTCAGCAGCATTTATACCACCACCGCCACCGCCTCTTCCTCTACGGTTACCACGAGAATTGTTTGGATCTTTTGGATCGCCACCACGTAACCATCCAGGTAAAAGTTCTTTCAAAAACTCAATAAATTTTTCCCATCCATTTTGCTTATCATAATACTCAGATAAACCAGCTGCTAAAAGTCTGGAGTTTTCTCTCTTATTTCTTTTTTGTGCTTCTAATATACCCTCACCAAACATTCTAAAGGTTTTTCTTCCCTGTGGTCCCTCTAATGGGAAAACACCTTCCCTTCTTCCCTTTGGATTTTCTCCCAATAGTCCAAGAGTTGGTTTATCTACAATTCCACCCTCAGCAAATGGGATTAAACCCATATCACGTCCAGCAATGACTCCATCAAGACCCAACGATACTGCTGTTCCGATACCTGGGAATGTAGAAGCGGCACCAGAAGCAAATTCAAGTAAAGCTTGAATTGGTTTTCCCTCTTTCATTCTTTGGATTGCTAGTCCTGTGCCAAGCGCAAGTCCTAATCCTGGAATTTTCTTTCCAATCATTTTACCAGCAGTAGTAGCACCAAACTTAGCACCAAGTTTAGCGCCAGTTTTCATGCCAGCTTTACCAGCAAGTTTTCCACCAACACCAGCACCTAATCTGGTTAATCCTCTCTCAGCACCACGTCTTCCAGCTTTTCCAAGAAGAGCTTTGGCACCAAACATGCCACCGCCGCCACCTCCTCCAGATCCACCAAGTCCAAGTGCTTGAGCAGATTTTTCATAAGCTAAATTGCCAGAAAAGTCTCCACCTCTTTCAAGGGCATTTTCTTCTGCTGCTGCTTTTGCTTGTCTAGCAAGCTTCTCAGAAGTTTGTTCTTGCTGAGCAGCAATCATCATTTGTTGATTAGTTTGCTCCTTTGTAGCAGCAACTAAACTCATCGTGACAAACGTTAGTCTGTCGATTGCTTGAACTACCTCACCAGATCCACCACCAACTCCATCTTCAATGGTATTGAGGCGTTTGACAAACATGTCATCACCGCCAAAGTCTCTTTCAACACCAAGACTTGTAGCAGAAATATCAACAATTCTATCACCAACGAAACCTTCTGGTCTGAGTGGTCTACCACCAAATCCAGCATTAGCAAGTGGACCACCCATCACAGATGGATTTGCTGCTATCGCTCCTGGTGATGCTGTTTTTGCTAATGCTGAATCAGCAAGCATTCTCTGTAGTGGAGATTGTGGAGTGGCAGGAGCATTTCCACCCGTCAATAATGGGGTTTGACCTTGAGTGAGTTGATTCTGTATCTCACTTACTACTACCCCTTCAGTTGTTAGGTCTACCTCTTTTTTTTGAAAAAGATTATTGACACGACGCTGAATACTATCAACAACTTTATTGCCAAAGTCCTCTAACTTATCCTCAACAATTTTCGTGATTCTGCGTTCAATCGCAGACTCACCTATGCTATTCTGATATGATAGAAACCCGTGTGCCATTACTTTTTAGCTGCTTCTCGTGCTTGTTTTAGTTGCTCTAGGTGCTGCATCAATAGACTAGTATAGACTTGACGCTCCCAGGGAATCATATTCTCTATTTCACTCAAGCTATATTTATGATGCTGCATCAAAGCAAAGTTAGTTTTATAATACCCTTCCAAAGTATTATGGAAGAGTGCTATCCGAAAAAACTGGATAATCCCGCAATCGTAAATTCCGAAGGTTCTCCAGTATTTGGATTTTTAACTATGAATTTGTGTTCCAGTCTAGGGGTATTTTCAAAGAATTTTTGTACTTTTTCAAATTGAGTATTTGTCAATCCTTCTACAAATTGAATAAATTCTTTCTTTGAAGTCGTGGAAGCATCGTATACATCTTCGCCATCAAAAATCTGATCAATACAGGAAGCAATAATTTCAATAACACTATCAGCAGTTGGAGATGTTCCCATGATTGAACCAGTAATAAATTCTCTCCATGATGGATACTTCATGATCACTCCCATATCTTCAGCAAGCATAATTTTGTTACTATGCTCTTCTGGTTTAGTGACCTTTACTTCCGACAAATTCAAATTATATTGAACTTGTGTTTTATTGTCGTCTTTACATGTTACCTTCATTTCGACAATTTCGCCAACTGACACAGCACGAATTTGAAGGAAAATATACTCCAAATCAAAAATTGCTAAGTCATCAACTTTTATGCGAGATTGAATACAGTTTTTCAATAACGTCTTTACAGCGTCTTCAATCTCTTTTTCATCATTTGTCTCTAATGCCAATAAAAGCAGTTTTTCCTCTTTTACGACAAATGGACGATATTTGATTTTTTTGCCATTAGACGGAATTTCCAACTCATACGTTGGAAGGACAACTTGTGGTAATGCCATTATGTTCAGACCAGATCATATGTATATTTAGTGCGACTTTTAGACGCAAAAATTGGCGAAAAAAATTTTCCGAGTTTTATGAAATCGAAAAGTCAATTTTGCTACGCTACGCCAGATGATATGCCAGATAAATCGTTAGCTCCCACTCCAAGTTCGGTTCCACCACCACGAATCACTTGTATATCTTGATTCAGGGCACTACTAGTTGTTCCAGTGACATCTCTCTCAATAACATAATGTCTTTGATATTTGAACTGTGCTGTTACTTTGGTAAGCTGAGATGATCCAAATTGAAGAGGAACAGCATCAATAGCATATGGATATGCTTTTTCCAAAACATAAGTAACTGGTTTTCTTTGTGTTGTTGATGATGGACCAGATTCTGTCTTGGTAATTTTTATAGTTGAAGCATACTCATCTCTAAATGCCAATCTGACAGGTCTATTTTCTGGTGGTGGAGTTTCATTGTATCTAACATAATCACCATAGAAAATACCAGAATACCAAGCGTTCAAAAATTTCAGAACACTTAGATTAGCATCTAACATAAATCCAAGTTGTACCTCGGTAAATACCCTCGTATGTGGGTAATCTACAGACCCTAAACCGAGATAAACTCCATTTTGCGTTCCAGTGGCAGTATTTACATTTGGTAATTGTGCTTCATCACACATAAACTCTATCATCTCATCAAATTCCGCTCCCTTAACTCCATCTCCAAGAGTCAAGTTAATTAGAGTTTGGGGAATGTCTGCGAATTGAACTACAAAGTTATTTGCGAAAGACATTCCACCACCCTTTGAGATGCTGGATAGAAATTTATTGATAGACACACTAAATACCTATGTTGGTCCAACTATATTTATGGCATACTCTGGATTATACAAACCTGTAAATCCTTGCAAGTATCGCGGAAAC